GACTATAATAAAAATTAGGGTCTTGTGTATTTCTTAATCCAACACCACCAATAGCCAATCTTACTTTACTTAAATCTAATTCTGATAAGAATTTAATTCTCTTTAAATCAACCGTATTGTCTTTATAGACTATAAAAACAGATTGCGGGGTGCCAAAATTCCAATAATGATTAGCCGTATCTTGATACGTCTTACCTTCAACATATAAAATACTTGTTGAATACAATCCACCTTTGCCATCAGGATAAAAGAATGTCCCATTCATGCAATTAGTAAATTCGGTTATATCCCAAATTTTTTTATTGACGATTTCACATACTAAATCTGCTGCATTACCTTTTAATTCAGTCATGCCATTTTTATATTTCATATATTCAACTTTCGTATTATCATCATCCCCTATCTCTTTTTTTATATCCTCAATAAAACTATCCCAATGTGGAAGAATCAATCTTGGACAGTTTTTACCACTCCAATTTTTATGAGAAACAACTTTGTCAATGCTAATTCCAGTAGCTTTAATCAATTCTGCTACAAATTTTATTGCCGTTCTATCAGCACCGTAAACCTCTGCTATTTCAATGCCTATTGAATTTCTGTTACCTGTTCCGTTTTCACCATCACCGCAATGCCAACCACTTTCTGTTATAGGCAAGTGTTGATAAACTTCATTATTGCCTACTGTAAAATGCCATGATTTATATTCGTTTTGATTTACTACATAATCAGCATTTTGTTTACCTGTTGCCCCTGCATTGCCTGTATTATGAACAGTTATATATTTAGCTTGCATAGAATATTTTGGTCTTGCTTTACTGTGCTTTACAGGAATTAATGATTGTATAATTTTTAAATCGTTTGAAGAAACAATTCCATTATTTATTAACATTCAATCATCACATCCTAATTGGTTTCTTTGGAATCTTTCTTCCCAAAGTAATAGCCAAATACAGTTGATATTAAAGTATTAAACAATTGAAATACATTATCTTTTATATCAAGCTGTGCTAATACAATTGATATAAACGTAAATGTCAATGCCAATGTAACTATGCTTTTTACATCAATTAACTTGCTTAATCTCTCTGTAACTTTCATTTTATTTCTCCTTTCCTTCTAAATCATCAATCCTGTGATTAGCAACTTTCATTTTTTCTTCAATTATGCACACGCTTTGCTCTAATTCGTAAGTTCTTTCGATAACACTGTTGTGCCTGTCGACTTTTTTTTCAAGTTGCTCTAACCGATAAACTACAAGTGCGGTTGTTCTTCTTTGTGCAAAATAACTCCCTAACAAGGTGCCAGCAAATGCTATTAAAGCTATAACAATATTTTCACTCATACGTCACCCCAATTTTTTAAATAGTGAACTGCTCACCACTTACTCACATTCGTTGAAGTGGAAGCTTCTTGGTCAATAGTAGCAACCTACTAAGTTTACCCAAGCTCTAAGGGTAGTTCCTACCCCGATAGTACCAAAATTATATAGCTAATTTCAGTAGATTCTTGCTTGCATTTATGTCTCTATCATGCTCAGTATTACATTCAGGGCAAATCCATTCCCTAAGTGCTAGATTTTTTACCTCTGGATTCTTATAACCACAACTAGAACATAATTGACTACTTGCGTAATTAGATGGTGCTATTATTATCTCTCTACCATACCATTCTGCTTTATATTCTAATTGCATCCTGAATTCAGACCATGACACTTCACTTATTGCCTTTGCTAGTTTGTGATTTTTTAACATATTTGTTATCTTCAAATCTTCTAAAACTATCACTTGGTTTTCGTTTATAATTTTAGAAGATAATTTGTGCAGAAAATCTTTTCTTTGATTGGCTATCTTTTCATGCAATTTAGCAACTTTAAGTCTTGCTTTATTTCTATTATTACTACTCTTTTTCTTTCTTGACAAATCTCTTTGTAGTTTTGTAAGTCTTTTCTCTGATTTTCTTAGCCATTTAGGATTTTCAAATACTTCTCCATCTGATGTAATTGCAAAATCTGTAATTCCTAAGTCTATTCCTACTTTATTATTGCTTTTAGGCAATTGTTTTATATCTTCATCTACTAATATAGATATATAGTATTTGTTAGTAGGTGTTTTTGATACTGTACAAGATTTAATCTCGCCATCAAACTGTCTGTGCTGAACAATTTTTATCATAGATTTTAGTTTAGGTAATTTTATATGCTTATCTTCAATATAGATAGTTCCCTTTTGATTATTGGTAGTATAAGAATGTCTATTTCTTTTCTTACTCTTGAACTTAGGGAAACCTACAGACTTATCTCTAAAGAAGTTCCTGTATGCTTTATTTAGATTCATTTGTGCATTTGCTAATGCTAAACTATCCACTTCTTTAAGCCAAGGATATTCTTTCTTGTACTGTGCAGGTGTATTGTTAAGCATTTCGCCAGTTTTCTTATAGTATTCAATTTTATCTGCTAACATTTGATTGTAAATGAATCTAGTACAACCAAAGCATTTAGCAAAATACTCTTGCTGTTCTTTATTTGGATATAACCTAAACTTGTATGCTTTTAACATAAATACACCTCACTTTCCTTGGTTTTCTATATATTTTTTAATTACCTCAATTGGTACTCCACCTGTTGTTATTAGACAGAAACTCCTAGACCAAAAATACTCTTTCCATAACTGTTTTCTTATTACAGGAAATTCTTTCTTTATTAATCTGCTACTCGCACTTTTGTAAGCATTTATGAACTTGCTTATTTCTGTATTTGGATGTGCTTTGAATAATATGTGAATATGGTCTTTATCATGATTCCATTCTAGTAATGTAATATTATATTTATCTTGTATATTTTCAAATATTTCTTGTAGTCTTACAGATATATCTTCATTTATGACTTTTCTTCTGTATTTTATAACTAACACAAGATGGTAGTACATAGCGAACACTGAATGGTTGTTTGTATCTAATTCCCTCATATTATCAGCCTTTCATTATTTAATACTGATTATATAATATCATATTAGCACGCATATGTCAAACATATTATCAATTCATCTCCCACTTATAGAAGATGGGAGAATTCTTGCTAAGAAACGTTAAAAAAGGATTATATTTCTATAACCCTTTGAACAGGAAATTTTTCTTTTGTTTCCTAATTTTATGTCGCATTATAATCCTTATGCGTCATAGTCACTTCCTGTTATCTCCCTGTACTCCTGCTCATTTATCACCTTACCAACAACATTTCTAACTCTTTCAATGCTCCATAAACCTTCCTTATAATAAAACTTAACTTTATCGAACCAACTCATATTTCCACCTCCGACATTATGGCAAGATAGTCAATATCTGCTCGCAATCTTAGGTTATCTGTTAACTCTTGTCTTTGCTTTTCCTGTAAATATGCTTGTTCACCTTTGCTGAATACTGCTAATGCTTCATCATAAGAATCAAACTCTAATCCGTTAAACCATTCATTTTCCGTTTGGTTTATTGCTTCTGTTGTAAAGTCAATGTTCTTGGCGGTTAGCTTTTGCTCAACTTCGTTTTTATGTCCTTCTGATATACAATCTTCTTGTATTTCTTGTTCATCTTCTTGCCATGTGACTTTATATCGAATTAACTCGACTTTTTTCCCTAACATTCTAAACATATTACTACCTCCTTATGACGCATCGAACTTATTGTTAACAAGCGTGTTGCCTGTACCGCCCCCGTTTGTAACAGCTTTGCCCATACAGTTATTCATAGCAATCAGGTTATAGCTGTTACCTGTCCCACTGAGCTGTATTGTATGCTGACTCGCAGTGTAGTCCGTTGTTAAGCCGGTGCCACGAATACAGGTGTTGCCTGTGACTGTGTTGTTGCTTGAGGAGCCTAAATAGATGCCATAGTTGTTGTTATTACAGGTGTTGCCTGTGACTGTGTTGTTGCTTGAGGAGCCTAAATAGATGCCATAGTTGTTATTATTACAGGTGTTGCCGGTGATTGTGTTGTTGCTTGAGGAGTATAAGTAGATACCATAGTTATTGTTATTATAGCAGGTGTTACCGGTGACTGTGTTGTGGTTGCTTGAGGAGCCTAAGTTGATACCATGGCTATTGTTATTGTTACAAGTGTTACCGGTGACGGTGTTGTTGCTTGAGGAGCCTGAATAGATGCCATAGTTGTTGTTATTACAGGTGTTGCCGGTGACGGTGTTGTTGCTTGAGGAGGTTAAGTAGATACCATGGCTATTGTTATTGTTACAAGTGTTACCGGTGACGGTGTTGTTGCTTGAGGAGGCTAAGTAGATGCCAGTGCCATTATTGTTGCAGGTGTTGCCAGCGACGGTGTTGTTGCTTGAGGAGCCTAAGTAGATACCATAGTTATTGTTATTGTTACAGGTGTTACCGGTGACTGTGTTGTTGCTTGAGGAGGTTAAGTTGATGCCAGTGCCATTATTGTTGCAGGTGTTGCCAGTGACGGTGTTGTGGTTGCTTGAGGAGCCTAAGTAGATACCATAGTTATTGTTATTGTTACA